GGTATGAATACAGATTTACCAATATATATGTTGGACATAACTGACGACATTGAAGACGATTCACAGGTTGACTTCATTGCATTGGTTGACCGTCCGGCAATTCAAAAGAATTGGAATGCATTTAATAAAACACAGAAATTTGAAATTGTTAATGAAGACCGTCGCATTATTTCAGGCGCTATTATGTTGGCTGATACGCCAATTTTTCGTTCTGACGCTACTTACGGCGATTACTACGTTGCTTTTACTCGCGATACTATTCTCAAAATTGTACAAAAGTTTTTCAAAAAAGGATTCCAAAGCAATGTGAACTTAATGCACAATTCAAGCGCACAATTTGAAGGTGTTACATTATTTGAAAGTTTTATTTCAGATCCTTCGCGTGGCATTATGCCAATGAAAGGGTTTGAAGACGCACCTGTTGGTTCTTGGTTTGGTTCAATGATAGTTGACAACGAAGAAGCCTGGCAAAAGGTAAAGAATGGCGAAATAATGGGTTTTAGTGTTGAAGGGTTATTTAATTACAAACCAAAGCAAGTAAACAAGGTTTCTACAATGGTTGACGAGATTAAAAAAATATTGTCACAGGTTAAGTGATAAACATTTTATTTTTTAACTATATAATAAAAAAAGTATGAACGCACAGGAAGCGATTTTAAAAATCAAAGCTTTGTTTGAAGAAAACACGGCTGCACCTGTTGAAGAAATGAAGGCTGAACCAATTGTTGAAGAAACAAAGGTTGAAATGTCTGAATATTCTTTAATGGACGGCACAAAAGTTGAAATTTCAGCTTTGGAAATTGGCGGTTCAGTTACAATGCCTGACGGTACACCTGCACCCGCAGGCGAACACCAATTGGTTGACGGAACTGTTATGCAATTAGACGAAAACGGTATTATCATTGAACTTTCTTCAAAAGAAGAAGACGTGACACCGGAAGAAGAAGCTGCACCTGCACCTGAAGATATGGGCAAGGAAGCAGACAAAAAAATGCAAGAAATGACCGAAGCATTTGAAGCGCAAATTGCTGAAATAAAAGCAGCAAAAGAAGTTTCAGACGCAAAGGTTTTGGATTTGGAAAATAAGGTTAAGCAAGGATTTGCACAGGTAGCTGAATTAATTGAAGCACTTTCAAGTACACCAAGCGCAGACCCAATTTCAAAGCCAAATTCTTTTAATTCATTTATAAAAACAAATGATATTAAAGAACAAAGATTGGAAAAATATAGAAACGCAATTTTAAACACTAAAAATTAATAACAATGGCATTTGATGTATCAGCATTAGCCGCATATACTGAACAAAACGCAGCACAATTAGTGACGTCTTCAGTATTAGGCGCAAAGACTGCAAACTTGATTAAGAGTGCAGGAAATGTTATGGTTGGCGTAAAAAGCGCTGAAACTATTAACATTATGGACACGGACGCAATATTTCAAGCAGGCGGAAGCTGCGGATTTACTGCTTCAGGTTCAACAACTTTCACACAAAGAACTGTGACTGTTGGAAAAATTAAAGTAAACGAAGCACTTTGTCCAAAAGACTTAGAAGCTAAGTATTTACAAAAAGCATTGCCTACGGGTTCAATGTACGATTCAGTTCCTTTTGAGCAAGAATTCGCAGATAAAAAAGCGAAAACAATTGCTGCACAATTAGAAACTGCAATTTGGCAAGGTGACACTTCAAGTGTTAACGTAAACTTAAACAAGTTTGACGGTTTAGTAAAATTAATCGGTGCTGCTTCGGGTGTTGTAGCTGCAAATGCTTCTACTTATATTAGTGGTGCGCCTTTGAGTTCAATTACTGCTGCTAACGTTATCAGCATTTTTGACGGTGTTTACCAAGCAATCCCTGCAAAAGTTGTAGCTGCTGACGATATGACCATTTTCTGCGGTCAAGATTTGTTCAGAACTTACACAGTTGCTTTAAAGAACGCAAACAGTTTCCATTATTCAGTTGACGCGAAGGCAGACGGTGAGTTTGTTCTACCGGGTACAATGATTAAGGTTATTTCTGTTGGTGGATTGAATGGCACAAACAAAATTTACGCTGCACGTTTAAGTAACTTGTTTATCGGTACAGACTTATTGAACGAAGAAGAAAAGTTTGAAATTTTCTACGCAAAAGAAGCTGACCAAGTACGTTTTGTATCTGAATTCAAAATGGGCGTGAATATTGCATTCCCTGATGAAACAGTGAAATTCATATTGGCTTAATTAATAGGGGGGTGAAATATCCCCCCATTTTTATAAAATTTAAAATTTAATATTATGCCGTGCGCATTAACACAGGGATATTCTTTAGATTGTCGCGATAGTTTAGGCGGAATCGTTGAAGTATATTTTACTGAAGCTGCAAACGTAACAACAACAACCGAAGCAAGTGGTGTAATTACCGCTTTAACTAAGGCTGCGGGAAAACGTTTTTGGAAATATGCTTTAGTAAAAGATACTTCTATGTTCAACCAAACAATGACTGCTTCCGTTGCAAACGGCACAGTATTCTATGCGCAAGAACTTCAGATTATCCTTAACAAATTACAAACCAATACAAGAAACGAATTATTGTTATTGGCTCAAAATAGTTTAGTTGCAGTCGCAAAAGATAGCAACGGAATTTATTGGTATTTAGGAAAAACACGTGGTATTGATATGACTGCAAATGCAGCTTCAACAGGTACTGCGCAAGGTGACAGAAGCGGATTCACTTTAACTTTCACAGGATCTGAGCCTGCGTTAGCGCCAAGTGTAATTTCAACTGTTGCTACTGCGTTGGAAACACCGGGTGCTTAAAACTTTGTTTTTCATAGGTTTATAGGTTTGCCGCCGTTCGTTAATTCGTTCGGCGGTTTTTTTATGTAGTAATGTTATAACTTGACTTTTGTTATAACATAGTAAAGTTATAACTTGACAAAATCAGTAATAATACTGCGACAATTACGAAAGTTATAAACACTTATTCGTACGATAAAATGTCATAAAACGCACTTTTTGATACGTATTTGTACCATATAAGTCATATTTATACTTAATGTGCAACAAATTACAATTTTGGCTATTTACCTATATGATTAGGTTCACAAAAGGACAGACACAAAACATTATACTTACTTTAACTGAAAAGCAGTTATTGACAAACCCAAATTACTTATTTGTCTTCACAAATAGAAGCGCAAATACAGAAGTAAAGTTTGTTAGATTAAATGCAACGGATTTAAGTTTGTACAAGGATAGGTACAATGAATTTTCCATTGTAACCAACACAAATTTTGGTTCTTCTTTAAATGGACAATATGTTTATCAGATTTACGAACAAGCAAGTACGTCAAATACCAACCCAACCGGTTTGAATTTATTGGAAACGGGGATAATGGAATTGGTCGGAACGCCGTTTGAATTTACTGAATATTCAACAACAGACACATACACAATTAGACAATAATGGATTTACGCGTATTATCATTTGCAGAAGCACGTCAGCCTGAATTTAAGGAAAAAAAGGGTGAAGGATATGTTCAGTATGGCGACCGCAACGATTACCCAATTTATTTGGTTGAACTATTTAATAAGTCAGCCAAACACAATGCCATTGTAAAAAGCAAGGTGCATTATATAACCGGAAACGGTTGGAAGGGCAACGACCAAGCTGAAACATTTATTCAAAAGGTTAACAGAATGGAATCTTTGGACGATTTAACCCGCAAGGTTTCATTGGACACAGAATTGTTTGGTGGCTATTATTTGGAAATTATTTGGTCAGAAATGAAGCAATTGGCTGAAATATGGCATTTAGATTATACAAAAGTGCGTACAAATAAAGACAATACGCAATTTTGGTACAAAGAAGATTGGACAGACAGAAACGAAAAGTCATTAATTTATACGGCATTCAATCCAAACACCCCAATAGGTAAGCAAATTCTTTATGTTAAGGAATACCGCCCAAATATGGGTATTTACAGTTTACCTGGTTACTTTGGCGCTTTAAATTATATTGAATCAGACATTGAAATTTCCAAACACGTTTTAGGAAACGCACAAACAGGATTCAGCGCAAGTAAATTAATTACTTTGCCAAATGGCGAACCTTCAGACGAAGAAAAGCGCAATATTGAAAAGCGTTTCACAAATAGATTTAGCGGTTCAGACGGTAAGAAGTTTATTTTAGCTTTTGTTAATGATAGCGCAAGAAAACCAATTGTTGACGATTTAGGCGCGTCAGATATTACCAAAGAAGACTTTGGACGTGTTGACACATTAATACAAACAAATATGTTTAGCGGTCACCAAATTACAACGCCTTCAATATTTGGTATTGCTGAAGCGGGTAAATTGGGCGCACGATCTGAAATGCGCGACGGTTACGAAATATTTAAAAATACTTACGTTAATAGTAAGCAAATGCACCTTGAAGGTGTGTTTAATATGCTTGCAAAATATCGTGGTGTTGTTGACCCTGAATTAAGTATTATTCCAACCGAACCAATTGGCTTTGAATTTACTGAAAACTTATTAAAAGAAATTGCACCGAAGGAATGGCTATTGGAAAAAGCAGGTATTGATATTTCAAAATATCAGACCGTTGCACCTGTGGCACAACAAGCACAATTTGCAGACGATTTTAGCGCCTTTTATGACTTTGGCGAAGCAAAGGACGGTTTTAATGTTTGGAAGCAAAAAACACGCTTTAACGACGATTCTGAATACCAAATGTTTGCAGACGTAAGCCAATTACAGGCAAACGTACTTGATTTGATTGCAAAAGACAAAAGGGTAACGCCGGACGTATTGGCAACAACACTTGACCAAAACGTTGACACTATTGAATTGGTTATTAAGGATTTAATTGACAAAGGTTATATTAATTCAAATTCATATACAATTGGCGAAGGAATTGACGGAAATACAATTATAGAACATACTTTAACCGAACCTATTGGCGATATTTTAACAAAGATTCAACCACAAACAAAGGAATTGTTAATTCGTTATTCTTACGAATGGAAAACAGGTTTTTCAAATAAGGATAAAAAAACAAGCCGCCCGTTTTGTGTTGCTTTATTAGACGCAAATAAAATGTATTCACGATCTGAAATTGAATCAATAAGCGCACGTTTAGGATATTCCGTTTGGGATAGGAAAGGCGGTTGGTACACAGTACCTGGAACTGATACACACGAAGCAAGTTGCCGACACCAATGGGTTTCAAACATAGTAACAAGAAAATAGAATGAGCAAAAACACATTATTTATATCAGTACAGACAATTAAGGACAGAACCGGGTTACACGCTAACGTGGACGAAAAATTGGTTTTGCCTGAAATTAAGACCGCGCAGGATATGTACATTTTACCCGCTTTGGGTTCAGCATTGTACAATGAATTGCAAGCTGCGGTTGTCGCAAATACATTTACGCAATTACAAACAACATTATTGGACGATTACCTTGTTGACTGTTTGATTTATTTTGTTATGTCAGAATTGCCGCAGGGTTTATCATATCAATTTTACAATAAGGGTTTAATAAGAAAAACAGGCGAAAATCAAGAATCCCCTTCAATGCAGGATATGATTGACGTTGCAAATAGATACCGCGCACGCGCTGAATTCTATAAACAAAGACTTATAAAATACCTAAAACAAAACAATGCTTTGTACCCGAATTATTTAAACTTTGGTTCAGGCATTGATTCAATTAAACCTGACAACGAAGGATATTCTGTTTCAATGTGGTTGGGGGATAATGGTTGTTGTGGGGACGGGGATAGCAGAAAAAGCTTTGAAGAACGTTATCAGGGAAACATTGGTTGTTGTTAATATATGAGTAAACAAGTAACTATTAAAAACCAAAATAAGCTTAAAGTTTATTTGGAAAAAGCAAAAAAGAATGACATTAAACCAAATAGTCAAAGAACTGACAACGATAGGAAACCAACACGAACAAATTGATTTTGTTTATTTTGGGGACGTTTGGGAACGTTTAAGCAATGGCGAAGTGACCTATCCTGCAATGTTTTTTACGTTGACAGGTGCAAGTTATGGCGCAAAAGAAATTGGTTTTTCATTTAGTCTTTATTTTATGGACAGAATGTTAAACGAAGAAACAAACGAAACTGAAGTTTTATCGGATATGACACAGGTTGCCGGTGACATAGTTGCACAATTGCGTTACCCTGAAGATTACCAAATTGTGACTTGGACATTGAACCAAAATTTACCAATTACTTTTTACACAGAAAGCGACCCTGATTATTTAGCAGGTGTAAAATTAGACGTGACGTTAACAGTACCATTTATTAACAATAGGTGTCAAGTACCTTCAAATTATACTTTTTAATGGAATCCAAAA